GCATAAACTGCACCCAGGATTGCATAGAATCCCATGGCACCGGGACCCACGACGAGATACTTCATCCTTTTTAGAACTCGAGAGGACTTTGTGAGCGAATAACCGCGAATAAGATCCAGTAAAGAAAGGTGTTCCTTACGATCATTGTCTGATCTGTTGTCATCCCGCTCAGAAGAAAGTACATTACGGATGCGAGATAGACCTCGCTTGGCCGAACCACGAACTTCATCACTCCACGAAGAATGATTATATACAGGATACCGAACACAGAGGTCATTCCCAGTCGATCCACAAGCCCACCCATACCCGTGACGGCGGGTGACAGGAAGGCGAAGAGGACGGTTGGAACAATGACCTTTGTACTTGTCACGTCTGGCAGTCGCACCATATCTATTGATTGCCAACATTTAATCTAACAATAGTATTCATTTTTACAAAACTCGGAAAACGTAAGTGTTTCAGGTACCATATTATCATAACAATGTTGTCTGTATAACTCCCAGTTATTCCATAGTTCATCACTGTAATAGGCTATCCAATCTTCATACTCATATTCATCAGGATCGACAAATCCTTCGTCTTCCTCATTGTCATAATCCTCAATCACCTGAGGCTCGGAAGCAATTGGAGTATAGTCAAGAAGATTAGATCCCACCATCTTTTGTTTCTATAAATGTCTTGAATTATTTCTTTAACTTGAGTTGAAGGCTTGATGTCTCCTTGGGCTCCAACTTATCCTCAATCTCCTTGATGATCTGGTTTAGACGCTCTTGACCTCCCTCAATGTAATTTGGTAGTTCATCCATTAGGATTTTCTTAGTGATTGCGGGCTTCTTAACCGACGTCTTCTGAGTGACCTTGGTGCCGCCACGTGTCTGAACGTCATCAATCTTCTGAGCCTTCATGTAACCACCGATGAAGGTCTTCAAACTGGACTCGCGATCCTTTAGCACCTTAATGGCCTTTTGTGCCTCCGTTAATTGAGTCTTGATCCCCTCAAGTTCGGCAATCGCCTCCTTGAACTGATCGCTAATCGGCATTCCATCAGACATCGTTTTGTTAACAAGTGGTGCAATTTCTTTAATTTAAAAACAGTCAGAGTTGTTCCCCTGAATGTTTCTAAAAATGTATTAAACTAGATCAATCTAAGCGGTACCCTGACCAATCTCGAAAGCAGGGCGCATCTGATCCGGCACGATCGTGGAGGTGTTGAAGATACTGACAGCATCGCGAGGGTTCGGGGGCTCCGAGCGGATCTGTTGGTTTGAGTTCCGGAGAGCACCACCGACAGTCTCGGGGTAGCCGATGAGGGCACGGGGGTTCAGGTAGTTCTGACCCTTGAGGATATCATCGGGAGCAAAGTCACCGAAGTCCTCCTGAGCCGCCACGTCACGGGGGAGCAGGCTGGAGGCAACCCCCATCCCGTTGGCAGCCACCGCGGGCACGGACAGAGAGCCACCGTTCACCGGAGCACCTGCAGCGTCAACCACGTTGGCACCCTCGTACCCCTCCTTCCCGTTAATGTAACTCCAGCTATACATCCCCTCCTTGGGAGCCATTCCGAGGGCCCGGCGGATCGCACCGTTGTTCGCCCACATAAAATAACCCACGGCAACGAGCAGAGCAAGTAGCAACATGGTCTCGGTCTTCATCATCTTAACCTTCATATCCGTTTAATGTTACTTACTAAAAAAATTCCTCCTCTTCCTCTTCCTCTGGCTCTTCCTCGAAAAGACAATCAGAAAAATCTACAATCGCCTTCTTCGGCTTGGGCTCAGCCTTAAACTTGGCCTGATGAAGCACCCACTCGGTCTCGAAACTTTTCTGGAGAAACTGCACCGATCGGAGCTGAACCACCACGTCGACCACATCGTCCTTGGAAAGTTCCTTGTCCTCGAGCAACGCTCGCTTGGCGTCGTACAGCCTGACCGTTTCCGCCTTGTGCACGCTCAAGATATTCTCGTCAAGAGAAAAAGAAGAAGTAAATGCGCTTTCAAGTCGAGAGTCCGCGATCTCCTTACCGAACCAAGCCATCTTAGACTCCTTAGCCTTTGCAAGAACAGCATCCTCGCACTGCGCCACGGTCTCGTCATCAATCTTGAGAAGAAGCTCATCGTCCACAGAGTCCACCTGGGCTCCCTTGAGTGTAACCAACAAAGGTTTTCCGTCGTCCGCACGAACAGCAACCTCCTTGACCCCGTCTTCCAAAGTAACAATCTTAGTAGAGAACTTCATTTCTATTTATTAAAATGTAATGTTTAAGTAGATGGCTTCAGACGCAGAAGAAGATCACATAGAACACCTGGAAGCCAAGTTCCTGGTGGACAAACAAAAGCGCATCGAGAATGCCATGAGCTGGCACCCTAAGCAGGAAAAACTCATCAAGTCTTGGGGTGAAAAGGCTCTGGGGTACCGATGGATCCATCATAGATGTGCGGTACGCCACAGCGTTTCTCATACAAACTTTTCTATTATCAACATTGCCTTGACCACCCTGGCGGGTCTGGGGACGCTGGTGGCTTCCTCTGAACAAGAAAACTCACAAATACTCTTGTACGTATTCAGTTTTCTGAATCTCTCTGCCGCGGGAATTGCCAGCATCCACAAGTTCCTGAGGTGTGGCGAGCAGTATGAATCCAATATGCAGACGTCCAAGTTGTTCAGTCGCCTGGCACGCGACATCTCCCTGGAACTCTCCCTGGAACCCGAAGACCGAATGAATGCCGTGGAATACTGTCACAAAGTCCGCGAAGACTACGACAAAATCATTGACCACGCACCCGAAGTTCCGAGCGACATCATCAAAGAATACAAGACAATGATGGACGAAGAAGACCCTGAGAATAAGTTGGCCAGACCCGAAATGGCAAATGGAAAATTTAAAATTTATTCAAGTTCAGAAGGTGTAGATAACGCCAGCATAGAAGAACACACGACCCGATGGACAAACTTACTGAACAAAGCCACTAGCAAGTGGCGAACTCTGCCTCCAGTAAGACCTTCGGTTGCCTCAGTGGTTTAGATCCTCGAGCCACATGTCCTTGGTGGTCATCCCCTGAATACGCTTCAATTCGTCCAATAAGACCCTGGCTTCTTGCATGAGTTCCTGAACCGCCTCCTGGGTGTAACGCGATGTCTTCAGTCCCCAGAGATGCTCGAAACTTCCGTCAACCTTTTTGAACTTCTTGAGCATGTTCTCCTCGGCGTCTGCCTTCTTCAATCCCATGACCCCGAGGGATCCATCGAGGATGCCCTTGACAAAGTTGGCGCGATCCATCGCCATCCCGGAACGCTTTGCCAAGGTCGCCACCAGATACTTCTTGCGCTTGTCGTAGAGTGCCATCCGTTCGGTTGCGTAAGTCCTTAGGATATCCAAGGGTGTGTCAAACTTCTCGATGCCTTTGGGGCCGTGAAGATACATGTTGGTGCTTCGGATCGTAGAAGTCAATTTGAGATCCTTCTCTGGTGCAGAACCCTTGTAGCCGGTGATCACGAAACGGACATTCTCTTCCGTGCTGTGATTGCTGTAGTTCTTGATGACATTCTTCTCAACAAGCCCTTCCAGAAACTCCTTGTATGTCTGGGTCCACGTGCCCGGTGGGAGTTCGGTGACCTCGACCTTGTCCCCACTCGCCTGCCACACACCTGCGAGCGTCCAGACTCCTTCGTCCGATGCCGCGACGGCCCCCTTGAACCCACGGAACCAAGGCTTCATTGGCTTCAGCGACTCTCCACGAATGAACCGTTTCAGATTTTCCTTGACATCCACCGGATTGTGTGGAGGCACTTTACAACTGAACCCCGTTCCAATGCCCTCTGCACCATTCACCAGAATCATCGGCATCGTGGGAAGATAGTATTCCGGCTCGATGGGCTTTCCGTCATCCTTGAGGTAGGTCAGACATGCATTGTCCCTCTCATCAAAGACCTTGGCGTGACTGGACAGACGCGTGAAGATGTACCTGGCGCTTGCGTGGTCTGAGCCACCAGCCAAACGGGTTCCAAACTGACCACACGGCTCCAAAAGGTTCATGTTGTTCGACCCCATGAAGTCCTGCGCCAACCCCACGATGGTCCCCTGCAAACTCATCTCGCCGTGGTGATAGGCAGTGTGCTCGGAAATGTAGCCAGACAACTGAGCCACCTTGACCTCCGAAGTCAGATTACGCTTGATACACCCGTAAATCACCTTGCGCTGTGAAGGCTTCAGACCGTCACGAACATCTGGAATGGATCTGCGGATGTCCGCATGACTGAACTGAATCAAGTCCTTGTGAATGAAATCCGAAACGGTCACCGAAGTCACCTTGCCGTATGGAAGGGGATCGCCACGAAATGGTTCGGCCAACCAACGCTTTCGGTCATCTGCCAGTGACTTGTCAAATGCCAGTCCGACTGACTTCTGACTTTCTTGATCTGCCACGAACCCAACGGTCAAACGTCCAAGATCCCTGAAGTACTCCTTGGCTTCCGCAGAGGTCGAAGTACCCAGACCCTTGTAGTACTTGATGGTGACTCCGCGTGGCACCCTTCCCTGATGGGTCTGTTCGAGCCAGTTCACAAAGTCCCTTTCCGAGTAGAAGGATTCATTGATCCGTCCTCCTTTCACTCGGATCACCGGAGTGATCATGCTTACCACGAAGCCCATGGTGATAAGCTCGGGCCAGTAGCAGTCAAACATGTTCAAGACCAGACCCTTGATGTGTGAACCATCCACGTCTGCGTCGGTCATGATCATCAGTCTCCCGTAACGAAGGTCACTCAGGTCTGAATACTTCTTTCCTTGCTGAAGACCCAGGATCTTCTTCAAATCCGAAAACTCCTGGTTGGCTGTCAGTGCCTTCGAACCCAAGTCCCGAACATTCCTTGGCTTACCCTTGAGTGGAAAGACGCCATACTGATCCCTTCCGACCACAGACAATCCACTGATTGCTAGAGCTTTGGCAGAATCTCCCTCGGTGATGATCAGCGTGCACATCTTGGATTTGGTTGTCCCTGCCCAGTTGGCGTCGTCCAACTTGGGGATGCCTGAAATCCTGCTCTTCTTGGCACCGTCGGTCTTTTTGAGATCACGAACCTCAGAAGCCTTGGTCTGTGCCAAAAGTTCCTGTTCCAGAACGCCCTTGACCTGCTTCAAAAAGGCAGGTGTGGGTTCAAACTTAGAACCAAAGTCCTGAACGCGGGACATGCATTCATGTTTGGACTGACTGGAGAACGAAGGGTTGACCAGAACCGCCTTGACGACCACCAACATGCACTGCTTGATCTGCGAAGGTCTGAGTTTTGTCTTTTTGGCTAAGTCCGAAGTAATCTGATTGACCACATGATCCACATGGGTTCCGCCCTTCTCGGTGCAGATGCCGTTGACGAATGAGATTTGCTTGAAGCCCGCACCCGCCGAGGAACATACCAGCACCTCCCAACGGTCTTGTTTGAGTTGAGCCAAGGGTTGGTCGGTGAAGCGTGAAGTGTAATCTTGAAGATGCTTGATCGCCAAGACCTCACCGTTGTAGTGAACCTTGCACTTGGTTGGCACCCACGCTGCAGCATCCAGAGCCCTCTTCATGAACATGTCCCTGACATCCTTGGTGATTCCCTTCAGACCAAAGCGTTCCCAGTCCGGCACCCAACTGACCTGCACCTTGGCTGTCTTGCCCGCGAAGGACTTGATTTTGGGTTCGGCACAGACGCGCATGTTGTCTCTCCAGACTTGGTGATAGGACTTCCTTGTCTCGGGGTCATCCACCTTAATCTCGAACTCCTTGGAGTAGATGTTGGTCAGCTTGGCGCCGTAGCCGTTACGTCCACCGGTGGTTCTCTCCTCAGAGTCATCATAGTTTGAAGAAGTGAGAAGATGTCCAAAGATAAGTTCGGGCGTCCAGACCTGCGTCTGTTCATGGATTACCACTGGGATGGAGATGCCGTTGTTGGCGATGGTGATTCTACCCGATTCATCCACGTCGATGGATATCTTTGTAACGGATGGATTCAGAGAACTCTGATCCAGAGCATTCACCAAGATTTCGTCGAAAACCTTGGTCAGTGCGGGGGAGACACGCACGGTACGTTTGACAAACTTGTTAGCCTGTGGAACCCACACATCCCTGTCTTCGGGCTTGACCTGACCCACGTAACTGTCGGGTCTGTCAAGGATGTGTTGATGAAGGGTCTTTTTGGTATAAACCGTCATTAGTAAGGTACCTACCTTGCGTTTCTATTCTTTAAGAGCCTGAATGAAAATTTCACTCGTTTGAGACATTGGTTCCAGGGATCTTAACATTTGGTAGCGGGTTGATACTGAAAATCATAGTGAGCATGATAATCAGAGGGGTTGAGAAGGTGACCAGGATCCCAGTTCCTGGCATGTCTCTTTTCTGGAAGGCGTAGCCGGCATACAGGGGAATCATGATGGACTTCCAGTAGTTATAGACATTGGTGCTGGTCTTGATGCCAAGGATCGGCGCGATGATAGAAGGAACCACGATGAGAGCGATGATAACACCGAGGTTCTTGTTGAGGCTTGTATCGTCACCGAGTATCCACCACTGGGGGATGGCGATCGCCAAAAGAAGCACCATGTACATGACGGCACCGGGGGCCATCCAAAAGTTATTCTCGGGACCTGAGAGGTAGGCAGCGAGAACCACTGCAAATGCAAACAGAAGTGTGAACGCTGTCACAAGACCATCCTTCGACTTATTGTTTGCCATTACTATTAGTGTTTGTGATTTTATTTGTCTGGACTTCTGGTTCCGCCACTGGCTCCGCGATGGGAGACATCACGGGTTCGGGAGGAAACATGACGGGTTCTGGCTCCATGGGCGGTGCACCTCCGTTATTCTTGAAGATCATCTTGAGCACTGGGTCGGCCAAGGTGAAGTTGGCACCAAACCCGAAGGCGGCGATGATGGCCGTGAGACCCTCGTTGTCTGGGTAGTCCGCGTCGGCGTTGTTAGACTGAACCCACATGGTAAACGCAAGCAAACCCATCATTGCCAGCGGAGGTACCGGATTCATGAACAGACCGCGGAAGGATTGGATGCCAGTTGCAAGCGCGTAAAGAATTAGTAATTGAACCATTGGGATGAAATCCTTTTGCCAATCCGCAAGATTCTCGAAACCATTCTTGGTTTTGTTATAGGGTAGTTGTTTGACGGAATCTCCCTCGACCTTGTTCCGCCCACGAAGGAAGAAGTAGATGCTGGGAAGCGACACCACGAGCCAGCCCAAGAAACTGATATTGTTGTAGAACGAAGAACCGGTGGTCAGAGTTGCACCCTTGACGCCGAGAACAGAAGGAAGAGCATCTTGTAGAACCTGGAATGCCATGATAAGCACCATAGAGATGATACCAGTGTTCCGAACCCTCTTTTCCTGGGTCACTTTGATGTATCTACTGAAGAAGTAAACCGCGAATACAACCACGATAGGGACTGGGTTGCGAATCAGACTCTGTGTATAAGGATTGGTTGTAGCGGTAACCACGATCAACAATTGAATAGCAATGATCACCAGACGAAAGAACTCCGGTGTTTGAGCAAATGTTTTTGGTTTTTTACCAGTTGATTCAAGATCCTGACGTTCGACAAAAAACCAGATATTTGGCAGAAGAAGAACGAACCAAAGAAGTGTTGATGCGATCATGTAGTTGGAGGTACCTGGCTGAAGACCTGCGAACTCACCGCCAACAAAGTTACCGCGCTTTACTGCAGTTATCAACTGGGGGATCACAATCGTGGCCACCAGCGAACTTAGTGCGACCCACTGGACTACTTTATCTTTGTTAAATTCTTCATCCTTATCAACGTATCTCAAAAGGTAGTACATCGAAATCATAACGATTGGTGGAATTGGGTTCATCAATAGAGCCCTGGCAGATGGGGCAGCAGCGAAGGCGCCTCCAGTGAGGAATACCTGGAGAAATAACAAAAATGCTCTTTGCCATGTTGGGATCTTTGTTTTCGTTGGGTCACTGTTGACATTAAGATACATGGTAGGTAGGATCAGGGCCGACCACAGGACCCAAGAACCAAACATGTACCCTGGACTCGATACATCCATTATTACTATTATTCTGGATTTTAAAATTGGGAGGCGATGCGTTCAGCCGTTTCACTGAGCGAGTCCACATAAAGTGCAATTCCAGAAAGAATGATCATGCGAACCTGATTGTCTGTGATCGTGTAATTAAAAAGATACTTCAAAAGTGAAGCTGTTATAAATACAAATACCGCGATATTTCCAACGTCCCTTGCTGGAACCTCCAAAAATCCAATCATCGTGGCCGCGAAAACAAACATAGACGCCGAGATAAAGATGAACTTGAACAACTGGCGACGTTGTTTGGCGAGTTTTTCTTGATCTTCATCGACAGGATTTTCCTTCATTCTATTCAGTGCTGTTTTTGCTGCATTGAGTTCAATCTTTTCATAGAACGTGAGTTTGTCCTCTGGTTTTGCTTTTAGTTTTTTGATTGTATTTTTATAGTCTTTCTCGGTGGGTTTGTCTTCAGATTTGATATCCTGACCAACCAAAATTGCCCACACCTGAAGAAAGAAATAGGCAAAAAGAAACTTGAAGAAGAAATCAAAATCCTTTATTGTCGGAAGATAAGGTTCCGCCATTCTGCTATTACCCGATATAATAATTAGTTACCAGTGAAACGCCGAGAGGCACCAGATACTTCCAGTAGGGGTCGTTGAAGAGATCGAACTGACCAAGTGAACTCGGCACGGCAATCAGTGCAACCACCAGCCCCGAGAAGGTCGCCGGGCGACTTGAACCCTTGGCCTGAAGGGTGATGAACAACAGTGAAATCACCGAGAGGATGTAGAACAAGAGCGTGAAGAACTCCTGAAATGTTGCGGTCCTCTCTTCATCTGAACCTTCCGCGGGTTCTGTTTTGTTCATCAACGCCATGATCTTGCTCACCAACTGGAGAACAAAATAGTTGTAAAAGTACAGGCTGATGAAGTAAACAGCCTCAGCGGGATTGAGCGCAGGCACCACACCAGTAGCGTCAGCCATATTACTATTGAGTCACAAAATTAATCATGGATGCGGGCACCACAAAATCCCTTGGGGTCTTCGATGGTCTTGTAAAGTTTCTTGCCCTCGGCAAAATCCTTGAGTTCGTCCAGGTTCGCCCAGAATGCCGGGCTGTGATCATATTCCTTGACGGTCGCGTGGGCAAGTTCATGTAGAAGAACGTGCATCAGTTCGTTGGGGCACCCGTCTACACATAGACCAATCTCTGAGCCCTTGTTTGTGTTGAACCCAAGAAGCCCTCCTTGCATCCCGTGGTAGCCCACCAACAGAATGGGTTCTTCCAACTTGCGAAACTTGTGCCCTTCTGGAAGTTTGGCAAACTCTTCACGCAACGTGGTGTATCGTTCTCTAAGCGTCACCAAACTCTTGGGTTCTTTGGCCATCTTCAAAAAGGAAAAAAGAAGCAACCACATGGTCACATAAATTAGTATCTTCTGTGACATCTTACAATTAAAGAAGAAATTATATACTAAAGTACAATGTCTCGTCTCGCAAAAGATAAGCTTACTGTCCCCGGTCTTGCTTGGGCATGCCTTTCATTTGTTGGAAACCTTGATGGTGGGTGGGTGCGTCCCGCCGAGGGTGCCAAACACACTGAGTTCATGATTAAAATTCGTGGCGCTTTCGGAACCAAGGGCGAGGCTGAGGAGCATGCCAAGGAGCTTCAGGGTCTGGATTCATCCGTAGACATTTACGTGGTGAACATGTACGAATGGCTTCTTCTTCCACCTCCTCCGGTTTCGGAGATGGAGAACGTCAAGTATACCGACGAACGTCTTCAAGCAATCATGGATGGCTACAAGGAGAACCAGAAGCACGCTGCCCAGATGTTCGAGAAGCGCAAGGAAGATATGTCGGCCAAGCCTTCTGGTTCAAGCATGCCTTTCTTGGAGGCTGGCGACGAGAACTCGAAGTTCTACACCAAACCCGACGAAGCTCCCATTCCTCATCCATCCGAACTGGTTGAAAAGTACAAGGAGGAGTACCCTGACAAGAGCATGGAGGAACTTGTCAAGATGGCCGATGAAGAGGTGGCTAGGATCAGCAAGGAGCGTGAAGAGGAGCGCAAGAAGAACCTTCCGGCAATTGAGGAAGAGTCATCAAGTTCTTCAAAGGGAAAGGAGAAGATGGATCCTGAACAGATGTTCAGCGGTTAAGCAATTGGGGAAAGACCTCAACTTCACCTAAACCAGAACCCGGAACGGGAATCATTTCAATTTCAAGGTCAGCGTCGTCCTTGATGGGATATAGAATATCTCTGGCCGGTAGACCGGGAATCTCCTTGGCGTTTCCAAGACGATCCACCACAGGACCGATCGGGATCTTCTGAACCATATTACCAGGCTCCAAACTGAACCCTGCATATAACGATTCTGGATTCGTTACATACAGTGATTCATCCAAGACCTCCATGGGAGAGGCATAATACTTTGAAGGGTCGTCACCTGGATCTGTATGGAGAGGAACATAAAATTCCCTCTGTTCCAAAATGGCCCACGCGGCGAGCATTCCGAATGCAATGGATGCGATGGTGTTAAACCCGTCCATCTTCTACTAGTTGCTTAGATTTTTAGACGCCCCTTCCTGAAGTCAGGATGATCGGCGCGGCCTGACCAGGACCGCTGTTCCTTCCACCCGCACCCATGCCCATAAAGAAACCAAGAATGAATGCAACAAAGATAATCACCATCCACACGAGAGGACTAATTCCACTGAACATGGTGTCCTGTTGTGGAGGAGGTGGGTGATGATAAATCTCCTGGTGGTGTTGTTCTTGTTGTTTAGGCATAGGGATTTCGTAATAAATGGGCTGAACTTGATCCTCTTCGGGTTCCTCGTGTGCTTCCGGTTCTGGAGGAATGTCATTGGGTCTATAAATTGGAGCAGCACCTCCGTCATCCATGTCAAATCCCTGTGGTATATTGCTGTCTACTGCTACTTCCATTGGGAAGGATTTAATATGAATGCATGTTTTTAATGGTTTAGATGAGCGCACCTATTCCTCATCATCCTCATCCGACACGATGAATCCATCAAGGTCATCGTCTTCATCAGCGCCATCATAGTCACTCTCATCTTCTGTCCGAATAGACTCTACGTCGGAACACTCATCATCCGAATCGTAATCAGACTCGTCAAAGTCATCTTCGACGACCTCATCGGGTGTGTAAAGTGTAGGTTTCTTGACCACGCGTCCGGAACGAGTTCTCGTTTCCATTATTAAGCAGTGGGAATGTTTTTTTATTCAATAAGCGCATTCAAAATTCGTGGCGTAAATGATTGTTTCGTTTCTTCGGCGGCATTCACTAGAACCCGTTCGCCCGTAATCGCAAGTGATGCTGCCAATTCTGATATTTCATCGTGATAGATCGAATCACCCGATGGAAGGGAACCCGCCAAAGATGAAAATTCGTCCACGGCACGCCTGAGGTACATGCCACTTCTTTCCAAACTGATACCCTTTAGAATAGTTACATCTGGACTAATCATCTCTTTCTTTGCGGATTCAAGCTCCCTCTCAAAACGCGTATATGTTTCTGGATCCAAATCACGAAATCTCGAAAGATTTGGAATCATGTCGTCAATTGGTTTCCACAAATCGGGGCTTACTGGCTTTCCGTAACCGGAACGTTTTCCTAATATGAATATGATGGCGAAACCTATAATCAGTAAAATGGTAATCATACCTTGTTTAATTTTTGCAGATATTTTATTATCTTGGGGTGAACCATGTACTTGCGACCACTCCGACATTTGTGGTCTTCGTCGTGGCACTTGAACAGAACGGTTTTCGATTCCTTGTCGACCAAAAACCACCCATGGTTTCCCTTGTGTTCTCTCTCTATAAATTCACAGTATTTACTCTGAGTCGCGATGACCCAGTGGGTCTTCTTGGGAATGATCTTATCAATTCGCTTCACGTTGTGTTGGGGATACACTTCCTGGATCCACTTGACCAGTTCATCGTCCGCACTGATTCCTGAAATGATGGTCTCGTTCCCTCCAAAGTGATCAAGTTCATTTCCATGAGGAAGAATAGAAAAACGTTCGAACATACTCGCCGACGGTTTGGCCTGAGATATTTCAGTGACGCCATCCTTTCCAATTTCAAACCTAGGCACATAAGGAACAACCAGTTCCTTGGTTTCTCGCTTCATCTTGTATGACCAAATGGTTCTCAAGCCCGTCTTGAACACCGACTTGTCCAGAACTGTCGACCATGGAACATCCTGATCGTAATCAACAAGGACAGTGGTGATGCGATTCAGTATATTCAGTGCAGATGAAGTCGTTACCGTCACCTGAGGCCATGAGAGATGGACACCATTCTTGAAGTCCTCACCCTGGGCGCGAGTGCAAGTGGAAACGAGAATGGGACCGAGCGAAGGAAACGCTGTATAAAGTTGAATCGCCCAACGCTTTATTGTTTCATCTGTAACAGCACCTTGTTCTCCTGTAGTCACATAGTCGATATCCAAAAACATCCTGAACCTGTCCGAACTCTTGGTCTGCTCCACCATGAACAACTTTTCACGGTTGGACAGACATCTCATACACATTTCATAAAATCTCTCACGCTGCTGAAGGGGGACGATAAGTACGCCCGATCCATTCATCAGTGTGTGAGTAATCGTGGTTCCTTGTGGTTTGGTTCGGAACCACCATCCAAGTCGCTCACATTCGTCTTTGAAACTCATGGTAGTCTTCTGGATTACTATGGTTTTTTGTTTTTAAGCCTACATGAGGTTGCAGTAAAGTGTCATTTCATCGTCTTCGGCTTTCTTGGGTCCATATTTTTTCAAAAGATAGATCTCACCGACCACTTCTTCCTCGGTGAGTTCCTGGACACGTTTGGCTTCGTCGGAATCGATGTCTTCTGGATCTAGACCTAAGAGGTTCCTAAGTTCTGTGATACGTTCCTGTTTTGATTTTCGCATCTGTTTCTCCTTATATTAAACGGGATTTTTGGAAACGATGGATTCAACGCGCGATGAAAGTCATCGTTGGCTAGCACCTGATTTTCGATCAGTGGCCACTTTGCTTTATTTTGAAATTCTTGCATCGTATCAAATGACATGTACTTATTTTCATCATAGGTTCTTCGGATCGACTGACGATTTCTCTTGCGTTCTTCCGTGATTTCCTTTTCACGATTAAATCTTTCAATCATGTTCAATTGTGTTTCCCTGGGAATGTAGGTTTCAATCACAAACACGTGATATATGATTCCTTCATTCTCGGCATCTTCAAAATAAAAATATCGATAGGCTCCTTCCGAAATGGCAATGACACCCCTGGTCTCCTCCTCCAATTCTCGAAGGGCTGTTCGTATTGGCCAACCAATTTCTCTCTTTCTACATCCACCCGTCACAAATGTCCAGTCATCCCATCGTTTATCACATACAGTTAAATACCTCGTATCTCCTTCACAAGGGGCAACTAGGACAGTGATCGCCTTATGCGTCTCCTGATCCATTTACTTCCTCTGTCTCCTCTTCTTTATTATGCTCTTCGGGCTCGGGG